GTCGTAGAGCGGGTAGAATGAAACGCAATCACCCTGTTCGAGTTGCATTCCGAAAATATTATAATGCAAGAAAAGGAAAGAAAAGAAAGCCAAAAAAAGAAGGCCCAATGAAATTTTATACAAAAGGTAATCAGGCTTCAGCTGGTGCAATTGAGGCAATTAAAAAAGGCGAAGAGGCAGTATTGGTGGTTGATGATAACCAAAAAGAAGTGAGTCGAATTAAAGACATTGATGAAGCCATTGGTATAGTAATGGGAAATATTAATGCTTCTGATGATAAAGGCGACAGAAAGGCGAGTCGAGCGGCTAGAAAAGAACTTAGAAGGCTTAAAGTCACGAAGCGCGCTCTAGCTAAAAAAGCAAATAAAAAAGCTGGCTTGGGAGATCTCTATAAAAGAGCAGGAAAGAGAAAACGCGTTCCCTCATCACAACTAACCAAAAAACAACAAAATTTACAAACCAAGGCTAAATAACAGTGTTTATTACAAAAAATAAACTCCGCACAATTATTCAAGAAGAATTGGAGAATGTTGTTGATGATTTACAAAACATTTGGAAAATGTTGGGGGCAAAAGACAAGGCTGCGTTTGCTAGTAACGTTAAAAAAGTAAAAAATACAATACAAAGAAAACGCACATCGTCTTCGCGCAACAAGTGCCCAGAAGGAGAAGAACAAGTAGGTACATTGGAAGGCGGCGAAGTTGTATGTTGGCCTATAGGTTGGGAACCTCCAGAACCAAAAAAATTAACACAAAGACAACTTAACATGCCCAGAACGAGTACAAAAAAAAGTAAAACAGTGGCACACAAGCCTGCTCCTGAAGAATTGCCAATAAATATTGATGGGGATGAAGATTCAGCGCTTTGGACGGTTTTAACACACAAAGGACAAAACGCATCAAAAGAGGAAAACGCTAGAAATATTCAAATATTTAAAAAAGTATTCGGGGACGGAGATTATGATGAAGAAGATATTGCACTTGTTAATAAATTATTAGATTCTCCCGAATTCGCTTGGACAAAAAAAGCTAGATACAACCCAAGAAGAAAGTGGGCTGTAAAGATGCTGCGGCAGGGTGGAAAAAAATAAATATGAAGCCAATTCTTGAAAATTTTAGAAAATATCTAAAAGAAATTAAAAATAGGTGGGAATTTGATGTCCTAGTGCGCTTAGATAAGGACGCAAACCTTTATGCAGATATTTTTGAGAAAATTCGCGCTATTCCTGGTGTAACAATTGTTAAAACCGAAGAAAAACAAAGAAATATTTCTCAAACTCAAAAAGCAGCTGTATTAGAGATTAAATGTATTGTTGGTGATACTGGAATGGGGAACTATGCACTGTTTTTAAAGAAACAACTAGCCAAAATAAAAGATGAAGAAGGTGATAGAATTTTAGGCGTACAATTCACTACACCTCCAGAAGATATATCATAAAAATAAAAAACATTTGCTTTTTATTGTATTCTATTAATAGTTACTTATAGGAGGTAATGTATGTGTCGTTATTACGACCTATAATCCCATTAGTATTATTAATAGCACTTTTATCAGCATGTGGTGATGATAAACAAGGGAATTCTTTACCTCAAAATAATATTACCTATCCAGATATAATTTCAGATACACAAGATACGAGTAACACAGAAGATGTCGAAGACACTAAAGAAATAGAAGAAGATACGTATTCTATTTGGACAGATCCGTGTGTTGAATGCGCATGGTATTTTTGTGCAAATTTAGATGTAATGTATCAAAAACAAATTTGTGTTAATAATTGCGAAGATCCAGCGACAGTAGTTTATGAAAGTGAGTGCAAAGAGCACCTTGAATGTAATCCCGCTCAACAACTATTAGAAACAGCAATTCCATGTACAACAGAAGATGGATATCCAGGATTTAAAGACAAAATATGCAATAAAGGTCAAATACAATATACAAATTGTAAATCAGACTGTTCAGAAGAGGTGTGTGACCTCGTAGACAACGATTGCGATGGTGAGATCGATGAAGGCGTTATAAACGCCTGTGGACAGTGTGGAGACGTTCCTGAAGAGGTTTGTGACTATATAGACAACGATTGTGATGGTGTAATTGACAATGGCGTTGCAAATGCATGTGGAGGCTGTGGAAAAGTACCAGAAGAAGTTTGTAATGGTATTGACGATGACTGCGATGGTGAAGTCGATGAGGGTCAATTAAATGCGTGTGGAGAATGTGGTCCACTAGAAGATGAAATTTGCGATGGTATTGATAACGATTGTAATGGATTAATCGATGAAGACTTGGTGGGAGAATGTTCTACAGACTGTGAAAAAAATCTACAATATTGTGTTGGTGGACAGTGGATATGTACTGCTAAACAACCTAAAGAAGAAATATGTAATGGTTTAGATGATGACTGTGATGGGAAAGCTGATGAAGGATTAGATTGCCTCTGTACAAAACAAGATATTGGCACTTTATTTAAATGTCAAGAAAGTCCTTTAGTTTGCGGAGCAGGATATAAAACATGTGAATGTGCAGATCCAAGCGATCCAACATGTTCAGAGTTACAATTAACTGAATGTTTGGCAACTTGCCATTGGTTCCCAGAAACAGTTCCGGCTGGTTCAACTTGTGATAAATATCTTGGAGAAATTAAACCGGAAGAGTGTAATAACCATGATGATAACTGTAACCAACTAGTTGATGAAGATTTGTTTGCAAATTGTTATAGTGGCCCTCCGGAAACAATGCTAGTAGGTATATGTTTACCGGGGGTTATGACATGTTTAGAAGGATCGTGGGGAAATTATGATGATAATAATGATTTTATTAAGAAGCTCTGCTTAGGTGAAGTAGTGCCACAACCTGAAGATATATGCAATGGTACAGATACAAACTGTGATGGTAAAATTGATGAAGATAAGGAATTAGAGCCAACAGACATTCTTTTTATTATTGATTTATCAGGCTCTATGCAAGAAGAAATTAATGCTGTCACAACTGCTTTAAATAAATTTGCAACTCACTATAGCGATTCCGATGTTATAAAATGGGGCCTCGTATTTACCGCATCAGCGACACCTCTTGGCGAGCGTGTTGTGCTAGCAACAGATTTAGTAGATTTTCAAACGTTTATGTCTATTTTTGAAAATTATGGATTCTCATTAATGGGTGGTGAAGAGCAAAACTACGATGCCATATATATGGCAATTCATAATTTGATCGGACCACAGGATTTGCCATACGCGTTGTCTGATTTAGAGTGGAAAGGGCCTTACTCATGGTCAAATAGTCCCATAGATTCGTCACCTCCTAAAGATACTTGGAAAATAAGCTGGAGAAATGATGCAAAGCATGTGATAATTCTTTTTTCAGATGAAGAAGGGCAAACTTATCTAGAGCCAAAAATTACAGAAAATATTTTAGTCAATATGATTAATGCTGCTGATGAATTAGCTATATATGCCTTTACTCAAGATTGGCTGATAGATAGCGGAGCTTCAGACAATTATGTAGTTTTAACTCAAGCTGGAATGAAAGGTAAAGCCTATTACCTCACAATGAAGGCAATAGAGATGTACAACAATCTTCTTGAAATTCTTGATGAAACTGCTTGTGGCGGGAAAACGAATCCATGAGATACATCACCATCGCTAGTTTTTTAGTTGGTGTGATGATTTTAGGGTGTGAAATTGAAGATAAAATAGAAAAGGCTGCTGATAGATGTGAAGATAAAGTTGCAAAAGCATTAGAAAACATTGAAGATGCATGTTTAACTAAAGAAGAAATTATAGAGCTTCTCTACTCTCTTAGAGATAATCCTAATACTGGTACTGATGGGGGAATATGTGATAATTGATTGACAAACATGTTTATATTTGATATTATATTTATATGATAACTAATATTCTCAACACTTTGTTAATTTTTTCTCTAGTAATTTTCAGTCTCTCTGACTGTGCTACAACAATGTACCTTGTATATGGAGAACATGCACGAGAAATTAATCCAATCCTAAAGCACGCTCTAGATATTGGCCCGTGGGCTTTTATTTTTGCAAAAATTGTTTTTACTACAATTTCTACTGTTATATTTTGGGCCTTGAAAGAGGAAAAAATAACTACCCCACTATTATTATTGTTAAATTACATTTATTTAACAGAAGTGCTTTATCAATATAAAATAATTTGTAACATCTAATATAAGCTAACTATTTATATGCATGAAGCATTTATTTGAGAATTGGCGCCAATATGTTAACGAGGATGTTGTAGATTTAGCCTCTCGCCGCAAAAAATCCGAAAAAGAATTTGTTTTTACAGACGCAGAACTTAATAGCCTTAATGACGCAATTGCTAGAGTTATTGATGGCGCTAAAAAAGTTCTTGGCGCTGATGGTGAAACTCCATTCTTAAGTCCAGATTCATTAGAAAAAATTGAACTTGCACAACCAATGAGAATGGTCGCAGAGCAAACAGATGAAGAGCTTGGAATAACCCCATTTCAATCTTCACAAGCCTCTCCAGAACAAATGGCCCTTAGAAAACAATATTATGGACCAGAAGGAGAATTGACCAAAGGTGGACCTAAAGCAGTCAGAGGCTTAGAAAAAGGTTTAGGTCAAATGTCAGCAGAGGAATTTGAAGAAGCGGGATATGTTATTAAAGTTCCTCAAAGTGTTTTAAATGATTTTGGACAATTGGTTGAAAGCACAAAAGAAACCGCAGGTTTGTTTGAAGAAGCTAGAGATTGGTATCACAACATACGTGGATTGCTCGATAGAGAGACAGAGAACGACCGTGACAGCGCTTTATTAGGTCTTTTGATTGCTACCTACTCTCCACGCGCTAAGTTCGCTCTAAACCTCGCTGAAGCCGTCTTTATGTACAAAGCTGTACAAAGAGATGCACAGAATAATCCAGAAGGCTTAAGACAATATCTAGAAACATTTCCTGGATCTGAAAAAAGAGAACCAGGATCTTTTAGGGGTTTTACGGGTGCGCACAAAGTACCAAATTTCGCCCTTAATCTAGTTGCACCAAACTTAGCTGGTGAAAAAAGCGAGTTTGGAGATATTGTTTATAATGATCTCTATGAGTGGAATTCTACAATTGATACTTGGATGATAGACGCTTTTTATCCTTCGCTAAGAAAAGCATCAACAGCAAAAGAATGGGAAGGCATAAAAGGTAAATTAATGTCTAATGTAGTTTCTTATCGATATATGGCTAGATTAGTTGCAAAAGAAGCAAAAAATTTAAATTTATTGCCACATGAACTTCAAGCTTTAATTTGGGTTGCATCTCAAATTAGACAAACCGGTGAAGCAGGTTTAGGAGTGACTACACAATTTGCTTTTGATCAAATTAGAGAAGCAATAACGAACATTGCTGAGATTAATAATGATCTGCGCGCCCTTAAAGATCTAGAAGAGAAAGATTGGCTAGGTACAATTATTAGTACAATTGATGTTGATGGTTTTGAAGAAGCAGCGAAATATCTTTTAGGAATTAAAGATGAGAAAGGGAAAATAACTACTCCCGGAATTAGGAGTATTACTGCCAGTGGAAAGAAAGGCTCAATGTTTGACTATTTCCCTGCCCCAGAGAAAGTGGAAAAACCAAAAGGGCCCAAAAAGGCTAAAAAGGCTAGCGCTCCGAAAGAAAAAGTAATGAAGCCATATGAAAATCCTGAATATGGGGATTTAAATGCGCACTATGTAATGAATAGTGTTATTCAGATGCCAACTGGTAAATTTAATAACCTATATGACTCCATAACTCTTTATTTGGATCCTGAATTTTCTACAGATAAAGCTGTAGAGCATATTTTAGGAAGGTTTGATCCCGAAGCGAAAGCTTCGAAAGATTATTTTAAAGAAAATAAAATAAGAGTATTTATCCGTAAACGTTTATTATAGAGTATGTTATTATGTAAGCATTAGATTTCTTTGGAGGGAAAATGTTTGCAGATATTATTGTTGACTTACAATATGGAGATTGCGGAAAAGGAAAAGTAACACACGCTCTGTGTAAGAGGGGAAACTACACACATGTTATTAGATACAATGGGGGATGTAATGCTGGTCATACAATCTTCCACAATGGGCATAAGTTCGTTACTCACCATATCCCTGCAGGAGTTTTTTTCAATATTAAGTCCATTATTGGCTCTGGCTGTGTACTCAATGTTAGCCAGTTTTTTAAAGAAATAAAAGAATTAGAAGATGGTGGAATTAAGACAGAAGGTCTTATTTATGTTGCAAAAAATGCTCATATTATTACACAAGATCACCTTGATGAAGACGGGAAAGATACAGCGATTGGGACAACTAAGAGAGGAAATGGACCAGCTTATCGCGATAAGTATGATAGAAAAGGCTTGAGAGCAAAAGACATTCCAGAACTTCGACCATATTTAATTGATCTATATGAAGAACTTCATATAAAAAATAAAGACTCAATAGTATTATTTGAAGGCGCTCAAGGTTTTGGATTAGATATTGATTGGGGTGATTATCCTTACGTAACTTCTTCCAATTGTATTTCCGCTGCAGCATGTATGAATGCAGTTCCTCCACGAAATATTCGTCATATTTGGGGGGTGGCTAAGGCATATGAAACATATGTTGGAGCAAAAGAGTTTCAACCAAAGGGCGAAATATTTAATAAAATCCAAGAAGTTGGTGAAGAATATGGAGCAACTACGGGCAGAAAACGTCAAGTTAATTGGATGGATATAAATTTTTTAAAAAAAGCAATTCAAATAAATGGTGTAACACATTTAGTTTTTAATAAGATGGATGTATTAACAGAAATAGAAAGTTGGTCATTGGTTGAAAATGACACGATGAAACGCTTTGATTCTGAAAAAGGCTTTACAGAATTTATTTTAAAATATCTCGTCCCCCAGAGATTACATCAAGTTCATTTTTCCCGCCATAAAGATAAGATCTAACTATTTATTGCGTATGAATTACGTAATAAATAATAATACTTCTTACGACCTTCAAAAATTAGAACAACTAGCAAGAGAATTTCTCCCCTTCGCTCAAAAAAGAATGGGGTTTAATAGACCTCCTGTAATTAATTTTGATTCGGATGAAGAAAACTCTTTAAACCCTCTAGGCAAAACTGGATATTATAGCCCTTCAGAAATGGCTATTACTATAATGGTCGACAACCGACATATTAAAGATATTTTAAGATCTTTATCTCATGAATTAGTACACCACAATCAAAACTGTCGTGGAGACTTTAATAGAGAATTTTCTACTAATCCTGGTTATGCTCAAAATAACGAATTTTTAAGAGGAATGGAAGACGAGGCTTACAGAGAGGGAAACTTTTGTTTGCGAGATTGGGAAGATGGTATTAAATTGTCTGAAACAAAGAAGAATCAGCTTAATGAGACTATTTATAAACGTACCTTCATAAAAGGAGAGGTTAGCATGTCAACAAAACAATGGAAAGACAAAGAACTAAACAGCTTATTAATGGAAAAATGGGGATACAAACTCCCAGAAGCAGAAGAAAAATTAGAAGAAGATCTTCAACCTGCAATGAATCTTAGAGATTATAGTACTGCAGAAAAAGTTTTAGGCGAAAACGACGAAGAAGATTCCGACGAAGAAGTGACAGTAGAAGAAAGCACTAACCCTCTAAGCGTTGAAAATCGCACAAAAAACAATAAACCCGTCAAAGAATCAAAAAAAAAAAGTCTAAATAAAACAACGCTCTCCTATAGTGAAAAAATCCTACAAGAAAAATTAAACAATAGAGATCCATTCTTTCTCTTTAACAATTGGAAATCCAATGAACCAAGTCTTTTAAAGGAATCTGGTGCTGTTGGAAAAGTTGCTAGCGAGGCTTTCGAGTGGGCCATGAAAAAGTCTGGAGGGGTTTCTGATATTGTTCCAGGTCTTGGGAAGGTTGGGAGAACCCAGTTGACGAAAGTGGACAATGCGCGAATTGATAAAATTGTTGGAGAAGGATTTGACGAGGCCCTAAAAAAAGGCAATTTAGATAAGATCAGAAATATGTGGGATAGCACTAAAAGACAATTGACTGATGATGCTCTAAAAAGTGGGGCTGGTAAAGAATTGGTAGATGACATTGTGGAGGCCTTGTCAAAAGATGCCAATGAAGTTTTTAAGAAAGCAGTAAAAACCGACGCATTTAAAGAGATAATGGCAAAAAGTATTGCCCAAAGGGCCGATGATATCGCCACTAACAAAGAACTGTTTGAGGTGGCCGCAAACAAAATTAAAAAAAGCAATATTAAGCTCTCAAACTTAGATGAGGCAGATAGAATAGCAGCAATAAGAGGAAAACTGGGTGATGACGCGGCCGATGCCCTTGGGGACGATGGCTTAAAGGCACTTGCAAAATCTGCAGATGACGTTGCTGATGCTGCCGATGATGCTGCTAAGGCTGCCGATGATGCTGCTAAGGCTGCCGATGATGCTGCTAAGGCTGCCGATGATGCTGCAGAAGAAGTTGGAGGGGCCGCTGGAAAAACAGATGAGATTGCAGATGCAGGGAAGGCGGCCCAAAAAGCCGCCGATGATATGATGGATCGCGCAATGAAGTCAGCGGACGAGGTTCTTAAAAAGGGTAGAGTAAGAGCAAGATTAGATGAAAAAATTAAGGGTTGGGCAAAAGATACAGGAACCAGTAAAAAGAATTTACGTTGGAACACTGAAGAATTTTTAAAAGGAAATCCAGGTCTTCAAAGAATTAAAGAACTTAATAAGTTTACAGATGATCAGTGGGATGAATTCATTGAACAATTAGCCAAAAAGGAAACAAGAGGAGTCATTACTCGGTTCAGACATATTCTTAGCCAATGTAAGGGGCTTGCGAGAACTCCAGCATGCCTTACCGCTGCCAGCGTCTTGGGGGTGTTTGGTGTAGGTGCTACTGATACGTTAACGAGTGGTGGTGGAGGTTCTGGTGGAGGTTCTGGTGGAGGTTCTGGTGGAGGTTCTGGTGGAGGTTCTGGTGGAGGTTCTGGTGGAGGCGTTGCACCGACAGAAAAACAAAAACTAAATGACCTTTGGAGCAGGTGCCAACAATCTAGTGGATGGGACTCAGAAGCTTGTCGAATATATCTTAGAGCTAAAAGTAATTTTGACAATAATATTGAAATAAGGGAACCATGGCCAAGTAGTGGATCTGATCGTCGGGCTGGTCGACCAACGCCGCGTGGCAAATTACCAAAAGCTGGAGATGCAGTACCGGGAATTCCCGGTGAAGTCTGGCCACATAAAAATGAGTGGGTCGGCTGGAGTTCGATGAAAGTTATAAGAAGACTCAGAGAACTTGGATTTGAATATGATAGTAGTAAAACTGCTGGTGGTTGGTGGAGAGCTTTACCTCGTATGCACCCTGCAAGAGTGGCATATAGAACGTTCTGGAAAAAGGGCGCGGGGGCAAGAAGAAGAAAGAAGAGAAGAGACCCTCAAGAGATTGCAGCAGAGATGGACTCCAGACCTGATGCATATTGGGCCTCCGGGAAGGCAAAACACATTGTACCAAGCGAGCTAAACCCCCGAGAAAGGGCGTTAGTTCAAAACTATACAGGAAAAACTTTCCCTGCAGGACAATCTGTAAGAAGAAGTGACTGGGCTGAAGAATTGAAAGCTGCAAAAGCAGAACATAAGAGATTTAACCCCAAATAAGGATAATAGACAATGAAAAATTCCAAAGATCAACTAACGGAACAAGAGATAAAAAAAATAATCAAAGAAGTTCTTTTAGAAAATCCTGAATTGTTAGAAGAGTGGGGCATGCCGTCTTGGAAGGATGTTAAGCGCACCTTTAAAAGAGCACAAAATGCGCCGCGATATTGGGCTGGAAGAGCCGCCAATAAAGTCTATGACTTGACTCAGGGCCCTGCGCCCGACTCAGTATTACAAAGAGGTGGTGGAAAGGTAGATATACCAGCGAGCAAAAAAGAACAAGAAGCTCGAAGAAAATATAAACTTGCGGACAAAAAATGCGCACAGACGGGCGATCCGAAAGATTGCGCAGAAGCGAAAAAGTTGTTAAAGAAAGCACACGCCATCGCTCAAGGCGATACGCGTAAAGGCGGGTTCGAGAGAACAGAATGGCACGGCAATTGGAAAGATATAGACATTGCAGGTGGAAAGGGGATAGGATGGCGCACTAGTGGTGGGTTTACCTCAAAGGACAGATATAAGGACGAGACAGAAGACACGCTACAGACCGCTAAAGCTGCAACTGCAATTGCTGCACTTGGAGGCGCAGGGATGGTTGCTAAACTTGCCCCGGGCATGCTAGCAAAAGGGCCAACCGTTGGAAAGATAATGTCTATTAATCCCATGCAACATGTATTTAGAAAAATGGGTATGAATGAAAAATTTGCATCTATTGCAACACTTTTGTTTGATGCTGGTATTGGATTTTCTGAACAGTGGTTTTGCGGATTGAACATTAAAGGAGTTAGAATATATGACGATATTTTAAAACATGTAGATCCAGTGCACTATCTTGCCATAATTCCATTGCAGAGGGCATGGCCTGGAGGCAACACAGGGCAATTATTCAGTAGAGATATAAAATTTGGCGGGAATGTACCAATTGACTGGACTAATGAAAAGCAAGTGAATTCATTATATGACCATATCAATCAATCAATGATGAATGATGAAGATCGAGAAGCTGCTAGAAACCTCAGAGACGATATTACACAGAAAGTTGCACAGTTAAATCGCCTTGCACAAGAAGAAAATATGTGCCCAAAGGCTTATGAAAAATTGATGCAAATTAAAGGCGCGCAAGAAGAATTAGCAAAAATTATTGGAAAGAATATAGAAAAAGAGACAGAAAAAAATCAGAAAGATTTAGATAAAAGAAAAAATATTCTGAAAAGACTGAAGGGCAATAACCAATAAGAGGATAAAATGGGCACATCAGGACACATGCAACACCCTTTTGACATTCCAAGTGTCAAAACAGGACAAGACTTAATAAATTATTTCGAGAGAATTGTAGAACATCTTTCTGCAAATCCCGGAAGTGTTAAATTCGATGGCATTAATGTAAGCTTTAAATTAGTTGATGATGAATCCACTCCAACTGGAAAAGACTTCAGAATGGATCGTGGAACTTCCGCACCAGAATCAGTTATAGGAATGACGGCAGCAGATGCATATAAAAAGTGGCCTGAAGGTCATGGAATGCCCCCAGCAATAGATGAACTCTTAAAAATATTTAATGAAGCGCTGCCACTAATTGAGCCAGAATTAAAAGCTTTAGGAATGTGGGATGATCCTACAAAATATTTCAATACCGAATATATGAAGAAGGGCAGAACAAACGTTGTTGAATACGGTGAAAAAATATTAGCTCTTCATGGTGTAAATCAGTTTTATGAAAAGAAAGCACAAGCCCATAGAATTAAAAAAGGCATTGGAATGGATCGCCCAGGTTTAGAAAGACCAATTGATCCAGAAACTGGAAAGCCAACAAAACATGGAAGCACAGAAGTTCCTTATGATAGCGGAGTTTTACAATCTATTATTGAAAAAGTAAAACCAATTGCAGAACAACATGAAGTTAGTTTAGTTGGAGATGTATCAACTGAGATATCTGCAGAAGTTGATTTTTCTGAAACGTTAAGTAAGCCATTTACGATAAATATGACAGACACAGAAAGCGAAACTCACTCTTTAGGCGAGTGGCTTTCTTCTGCTGTTAATCCTTTTGATGCTAAAGTACAAAAGCGTGATGGTAAACAAGCATGGGCAATAAGTAAAGAGATTTATTTTGCTGTTTTAAATGGTGTTCCCCTCATGGAAATGTTGGAGACTCCAGAAGACGTTAAAACGGCCATTAACGGCGCTCTTTTCAATCATGCGACCCATGAGTTGGGTATGGACGTTAAACGCGCTTCAACAAGCTCTAAAGGCGGTTTAGAGGGTCATGAAGGTATTGTGATTAGAGGCATCGATGATAGACCTGTGAAAGTCACTGGAGATTTTATTGTAAAAGGCGCTGGTGGAGCAATAAAGGATAAAATTAAAGCCTCCAAAGAAAAAGAGACTCTTGCTGAAATTGCAGATGAGCCGATAGATTTAGAATTTGAGATAGGAGATAATTTCGAAGAAGAGCCTGTTGAAAGAAAAATGGTCGCAATTTATCCTGGTAGATTTCAGCCTATGGGAAGACATCATGCTGAAGTCTATAAAGCTTTGCTAAATGATGAAAGATTTGATGATGTTTTCATATCGACGTCAGATAAAGTTGAGATGCCGAAGTCTCCATTCAATTTTAAAGAAAAGCAAGAAATTGCTGCTGGGCATGATATAGACCCATCTAAAATTGTACAAACTAAAAATCCCTACAATGCAGTTGAAATAACTAACAGTCTCGATCCTGAAACTGTTGTTGTTTATTTTGTGGGATGTAAAGATATGGATGCTGATCCAAACGTTTGTGATGGTACAAAACCAAGATTCCCTAGAGAAAGCTTGGGAGGAATGACTAAAAAAGGC